GCCCGAGATCCGCGTTAGCCTGATCCGCGAGCTTTTGACCAGCCGCGCGCAGCTTTGCCGCCTGCTCTTTGCTACGGTCGACGGCCGCCGCGTTCTCTGCGCGCTTTTCCTCCTCGCCCGGCTCATACTTCGCGGCCGGCGCCGACACTGCCGCCTGCGTCGCGCCGCTGAGGTGCTTCTCGCGGATGAACCAGCCGCCGTCCTTGCGGAACGTGTACGGATCGATCGCCGCCGCTTCGTGGCCGCTCAGATCCTTACGCACGACGCCGCGCAGGACTTTGCCCTTGGCAGTCGTGTGCTGGACGATATCGTGCGCGGCCGGCGCCTGCTCATCGGCCGCCGGCGGATCGATCCAGTCATTGATCTGGAACGGGACCACGCCGTTTTTCTGCTGCTTGCCCTGCGTCGTGCTCGCCAGGTGCGCGAATACCTTGCCGTCCTCCTCGCGCACGCGGCCGAGACTCAGGATCCGCCACGTGTCGCCGTCGTGCTCGACCGTCTTTTCGCCTGGCTTCGCTTGAGGCGGAAGGGGCTTCTCGTCCTTCGCCTGCTCCGGCGCGGCCGTTTCTTTCGCCGCCTCGACGACTGGCTCGACCTTCTTCTCCGGCAGGGGATCCGGCGCCGCCGAACGCATATCCGACACGTGCATACCCAGCCGCTCGATCACGGCGCCCGGCTCGAGCCCGTCGATATGCGCCATCGCGTCGATCAGCTTGGCACGTTGCTCCGGCCGCATCTCCATCAGCGTCGAGCGCATGCGCGCTTCGCCGCCGTGCTTGGCGAGGAACTTGTCGAGCTTGGGAGTTTTCTTAGCGGCTTTGGGCGCTTCAGGAGCGGGACCGAACAGGTGCCCCTGCTCGTGCGGTTTCATCGCAACGTGCGCCGTGCGCATGTGCGGTTTGACGTATGTGCCATCCTTCCGATAGCCGCCGGCGACGTGCACCGGCATGCTAAACAGCGGAAGCTGCGACTTGCGAAGAAAGAAGATCATTAGGGGGCCTATTAAGAGCGTCCCCCACATGATTACGTCACGACGTCAGAAGCCTTATAGAATAAGACTCTTAGCGACTTGATCATCGCGGGTTTTTCCCGCGTCGCGCGGGCCTTCTCGATGAACTCCGCGACGGGCATAGCGATGATGCCGCCAAAGAATCGCGGATCGTCGTAGTGCGCCAGATACGCTTTCTTTGCGGCCGCCATCGAGGCAAAGCCGAGGAAACACTTGTCCTCGTCGTACTTGCTCCAGTCCTTGCGCGTCATCTGGCGAACGATGTAGACCTCCGGCGCCGACTCGTCCGGACCCATATAGACGTCAACCGGATCCCCGTCGACACCCTCCGTTCCGGCGATCTCGCCGTAGGCGTACTCGAACACGGTCCGCCACTTCGCGCCGGTCTCGTCGACGCCCTCGCGCACGGTGCCCGCCGGGTTTTCGATATTGATGTCGAGCCCGTTCCACTTCATGCGCAGCTTTTTGTAATTGCCGGCCGCCGCCTGCGCGGGAGTCGGTTTTTTCCAGCCGTCGGCACGGCCCTTCAACAGCAACATCATTTCGCCCCCAGTACGCTTCGCAGGTAGTCGCCGAATTCCTTGTCGTCCCCCGGCTCGTCTTGAATGGTCGGAACCCACCGGCCGCGACAGTGCGGATGTTGAGCTCCGGCCGCAATCCAGTACATCTCCTCCGGCTCGCGATGCACGAGGATGGTCCCGACGCGCTTGCGCGGCGCATTGGATCGCCCCATGTTCGTCTTGCCCGGCCATATCTGTGTCGTGCCGTCCTTGTCCGGCGCGTCCGCCGCGACCACCTCCATGATCGTGCCGTCGATCTTGCGGCACCAGGAGCAGGCATTGCGGTATTGCTCGACGCGCTTGAGCTTGGATCCGATCGGCATGCTCGAGACGTACCCCTGGTTCTGGTTCTCCGTCGTCTCCGTCTCCGCGATCCGCCGCCAGTCACGATTGAGCGTCGCGAACTCGTCGACGAGCGTCGTCTGCAGCGAGTGACGCGGCCCTGGCGTGCCGAGGAACGTCTGCTCCGTGTGCTCGAGCACGACCTGGCGCATGCGATGCCGCGTGTTATCGGCGACGCGCTGGACGTTCTCCACGCCGCGCACGCGCGCATAGTCGAGGATGATCGACTGCACCGGCGACATCGTGAACTGCGCACGCGCCGCGCTCACGGTCGCCGGAAGCGCCTCGAGCAGCTTGTCGGCCTGCTTGGCTGTCAGATTCTCAATGTTCGCCTGCACGCGGCCCATCATCGTCGAACGCACCGCGAGCCACTCCGCCTCAGTCCGGAGATCGTCCGGCGGCAGGTAGCGCATCGCGAGGTAGTCGACGACCATCATCCAGTCATCGAGATCAAACGCCGACGGCGGCAGCGCCTCGAGGTAGAGCTTGACGAGCGCCTGCTCGGACGCGGACCAGCGCTGCATGTATCCCTCCGGCCGCGCGACGCGCGATCCCCCGCGATGCTTCTCGCCGGCGAGCCACTGCTCGAGCTCCGTGCGGAACCCGTCGAGACGCATCAGTCCCCGCCGCGTGAACAACTCCACCAGGCGTCGCACGAACGGGTTTTCGTGCTCCGACCAGATCGAATCGTCGTCGTCATGGCTGTGAATCGCCTTGTAGATCGTGTGCAGCGCGCGGTCGGACTGCTGCTCGGTCAGCTCGCCGATATCAAGAAGTAGGGTCATAGGCCCATCATAAAGTCACGACACACTTACTCATTTTTGATACACTCCGCGTTCGTCGAATCCATCAAATACCGCACGCCATGAAGAAAAGATCTGTCCCCCGCTCGAAAAGAGTCACGAATGCCATGCAGATCGCCGGCGCCCGGCCGGCACTGCGTGCCATCCTATCAATCATGGCGACGTGGGACGCGCCGAACGGCCCGGAAGCAGATCCGGCGGATATCGTCGGCCTGCAAGGGTTTTTCCTCGGATATGATCGAGTGTGCAAAAACGCTGGAGTGCCGTTTGATGCGTCGATCGCCAATGAAATCCTCGACCGGATGCACCACGACCAGCCGTTATCGCGCGCCGACATACACACGCTGCAGGTGGAGGCATCCAAGCTATTGCGCGCCGCTAGGAGCGTGCGCAGCGTCGACATCTGGATCGAAAGCCTGCAGGACATGGAGATCTACTGTCACGTGCACGGCTGGCAATGGAAGGGAATCGGGAGAGCGCCGGAAGGTTTCTCCGCCGGCGTGCAGATCGCCGCGTAACGTGCGGATACGGTCAGATCATCGCGGGAGATACGCTCACTCTGACTGCGGGCCGTTTTAACCGACGTTCCCGCTCACGGCGTCGCCCTCTCGCCAAGGAACGCTTTCAGTATGCAATCACGACTCGTCTTTCTGGCCGCCCTTCTCGTGCCGCGTGATCTCGTTCCAATGGATCTGATGCACGCGGCCGCTCGAGTCTTTCACATGCGCGCCAGTTTTCCCGGTCTCACCGATCACCTCGCCGGATCCCGTGAAGTCACCCGCCTCGAAATGTAGGCGATCGCCGGCCGCGACGTTGTGCGAGCCAAATTCGCCCTTAGGCTCCTCCGGCTCCTCTTTCTTCAACGGCGCGTCGCCCTTCGCAGCTTTGGCGAACAGCACCAGGCGATTTCCGCCGAACGCTTTCACGATCATCTTGTCCTCGCGCGCATCCGGCGCCACAGTAAGGTATCGACGCATGCCGGCCGCGTCCTCGACGATCATCCCATCTTCGCCCTGGTCGATCACGTTGTAATGCTGCGTCGCGCGCTTCTTCGCGCCGAGCACGTGTTTCCAGCCGACCTTATGCCGCTCGCCGTCGCAGTCCACCGTCGCGCCGTGCTTGCCGTGCGCGACCACGCGCCCCGCGCGCGGCCCCTTCACGTGATTGATGTAGACCTCGTCCCCGATGTCGACGCCCGGGTTCTGAACGGGTTGGTCTTTCTGCTTGGGATCCATGATCACGGCTCGATGGTGAAGACCGGCAGGCCGAACGACTTTGTCATCTCATCCGCGTCATCGCCCTCAGCGCCGCCGCCGACGTCGTCCGGATTGACTGCGCCCGCATCGGCCGCGCCAGGTTTGCCAAAATCGCCGCCGGCATCGTTCTGCGCATCAGGCTTGCCGAACGCCGCCGCGCCCTTGTCGTCCTCGCCATCCTTCGGCGCGCCCGGTTGCTCTTGCCCCGGTTGCCCGAAATCGCCCTCCTCCGGTTGCTGCTGCTGGTTCACTGCCTGCCAAACCGGGAGGAGCGACGGATTCAACGGCGCCGACCCGATGCCGCCCGGGATCTTCGGGAGATCGTCCTCCGCGCGCATCTCGTCCCAAGTCATCGTCAGCTTCTTGCGATCCTGCGCGAGCTGCGGATCCTCCTCGTCGAGACCAGTCCACCGGAAAACGTACTTGTCGCCGAATTCCTGCACGATAAAGTCCGTGAACAGGTTCTCAAAGTACGCGAGCAGCGGCCGCAGGCCCTTGTCTTTCGAGTTGGCGAGCTTTTCCTCTGTGTCGTTGCCGGAGAGCGACGACGACGTGCCAGCACTGAACGACTCGAAATTGATCTCGTCCGGACCGATGCCGTAGATCGCGCAGATCAGCGACGACAGGAACGACATCCACTTTGCGAACATCATCTCGTTCGCCTCGACGCCGAAATTCTCGAACGCCGCGCGCGACTCCTGATCCTTGGACACCATCACCGGCAGCGCCCATTGATTGTTGACGCCCTTGACCATCGAATTCCACATGCGTTTGAACGCCGCGACGTCCTGCTCGCTGAAATTACCGGTCAGGTGCAACAGTCCTTTCGGGATCTGATTCGAGTCGAAATACTTCGTGTTGTACGTGAAGGCATTCAGAAAGCCCGTCACCACGCGCACGAGCAGCTCGGTTTCCGACAGACCATAGCCGCCGATCATCACGTCGGTGCGCGGGTTGCGCGGCACGTAGATCAGATCGTCGTACGTGTAGAGCGATCGGATATTGCCCTGCACGACCTGCAGCGCAAAGATCTCGTCGTCGCCCTGGTAGCCCTGCTCGGTGCAAAGGCGCAGCGTCGCGCCGTCGACCGCGTACATCCCGTCGAGACCCAGGGACTTGTCGCGCTTCCACTCGGTTTCGATGCCGGCCGAGTCGAGCGTCAGACTGTCGCGCACCAGTTTCGCCATGAACGACGAGAAGTCATCGCGCTTGAGACGCATCCGTGTGCGCGGCCTGGTCTCCCAACCGGAATTGAGGAAGAAGTTTTCGAGCAGCGCGATCGACTTTTTGTCGTCCGAGCTCGCATGGCCGTCCGTGTCTTTCAGCGTGATCTTGAAGCCCGGACCCTTGCCATTCGTCTGCACGCGGCAGAAGCGCTGCACCTGGCGGATCCGCGTCATGATCACCGCGTTCAGGATCGGCGTGCCCTCGACCATCGAGCGCATGGAGTCGAAACTGAATGCACTCTGTTTCTCGTACCAGTCACCCATCACGCTTACCTGCATGTCGTCCAAGAACACGGACTGCATGCCGGGCAGCTTCTTTTGCGCCGCCAAGGAGGGATTCGGGATCACGCGCGACGCGCTGAGCGCTTTGCTCATCTCCGTCGCCTCGTACTGATCCTGCATGAACTGAATCAAGGGAAGCATCTGATCCGGCGACGCGGTAGCCAGCGAAGACTTTTGCAACTCAGCCTGCGCGGCCGTGCGCTCATCCGCTGGCGCGGATCCGGAGAAAGCAATGTGGGCGAGATTTTCCATAGACACAGCGTACTGTCACGACGCGCACAGACGTCGCCGATCACACTTGCTCATTTTTGAGCAACTTGATATAGTTCGCCCGTCCACAAAGACAACCCTTTGGCAGTAACAGCACAAACCACCGTGCTCGACTGGAGTGTTCGTGAAATCTCCCCGGTATCCCGCGCCGGCGTTTGAAGCGGGACGCTTCGAATCAGTAGTCCTAACGCTATGCGAGGACCATGACGCTTATTTTGTATCTGCTGTCGCTGCTCTGGATCCCAGCGACACAGTTTGTGAGGCCGAGACCCGTTGCTATGCCGATGCACGGAAGGCCATTAGACCGTAACCCGGCGATACCTATGGATTACGGCTAGTGCAGCGGGGCTCAGCAGAAGGATCCAGTTTTACGCAACGCCCGCGCCCTAACCCGGCGCGGTTTTCCAACAGAAGGACTTGATGGACGAGCAGAACCCGCAGCGCCCGAAGATCGAGGTTGATCTCGCCGAGTCGGTTATCAGAATTTTCGATCTGGCCGCCGCCAAGGGTTACGACGTCGTCGGCGCAATCGTCGAAAAACTCGCGTTCCCGCCGAACCCGCAGATCAGGAACCTAGTCGCCAACGTAGCGCGCCGTAAAGAACCATGCTGAATAGCATCAAAGTAAGCAGCGCAGCGCCCACCCAATTACACACCAGAGAAAGACCATGAACCAGAAGAAAGCCAAAGGCCTGCGTCGCGCCGTTCGTGCAGCGTTCGACAAGGATCCGACCGAAGTCGAGACCGACAAGCGGTATCACCGCCACAACCTGGCGAAATTCGGCCCGGGAGTATTCGAGCACCGCGCGCTGCACATGAATTGCGGCCGCGCGATCTATCAGCGCCTGAAGAAGGCAATCCGCACTGGCGTGCTCGTTGCCGATCAATTCACCGCGCCGCGCGCCGTTCGCCGTGCCGAGCTCGAGATGCACCACGCAGCGTAAGCGGGACCGCCCCAGCATCGAACACACCCGGCTCCGGCCGGGTTTTTTATACCCGAGACCACAATGACCACGCAACCGAAGCCTAGCGAGACAGCGATCGTCGGCATGCTCACCGACGAGATCATCAAACTGCGGGATGAAAACAAGCGCCTGCGCACGACACTCGCCGAGTGTGGCAACGCCGTCGGCGGGATCGTCGGTCCGCAGTGCACGATCGAATTCCTCGAGTGCGTCTCCCAGGAGGTGCGCCTAGTCACCGAGCGCCTGCGCCGCGAGCACGCCGCTGCGCACCAGGCCGCCGAACGCGCCCGCGAGGAGCGCAACCGCGTAGGCGTCGAGATCCGCCGCGAGTGGATGACCAAGACCGCCGACGTCTGCAAGGAGCGCGACCACTGGAAGGCGAACCACGACGCCCAAGTGTCGCGCGCCCGGTTCCTGATCGAACGCGGCGACATCCCGCTCGAGCGCGTGCGCGCGTATGAGGAGATGGCGGCCCTCAAGGCGTTCCACGCATTTTTCAATGACCGTTGCGAAGGCCTGTTCGCCCAATTCGGTATGCCTGCAATCGACGCCTACAACACCGCCGCTACGGGCGCCCTCGCGCCAAAGGATCCGCTATGAGAATCGAGATCACCGACCGCGAGCACTGGCTCGAGCGCGTCAACGCCGCCATCAACCGCATCGAGACCGAGCGCAAGAAGCGCGACATGGAATACGTCGACGAGTGGCGCGCGAGCATTTTCGGCGGCCGCCTGCTCATGATCATCAACCCGCACGCCAAACCCGCCCATTGTGTCGACTACCCGTCGATCTACGGCTGGGACACCTACGGCACGCTGCTCGAGATGCGCGCCGCTCTGCAAAGCATCGGTACCGGCCGGATCTGGTTTGGCGAAGCCGAGATGATTTCGGCCCCTCCGCTTACTCAAAAAACAGTATCAGTAGAAATTTCACAAAGCGTTATTTTTTCTGTCCGGTAGCGCACGCAAACGTTGATCACTTACTCTTTTTTGAGTAATATGCTCACACAGGTCGGGCGCACGGTGCGCCCGCTGCGACACGAGGGACAAGCAAGTGAGCACAAGTGAATTTGAATGCGGCGACATCGCATTGATCAAGAAGGATGGTGAGACAGACCCGTCCAAGTTGCCCGAGTGCGTGATCGTCAGCGGCCCAATCGGCCCGTCGCGCTTCTACAAAGTCGGCATCGCCGGCGGAAAAACCGATCACTTCGCCGAGCGCGAGCTCATGCACAAACCGAAGCAGGCCGATCGCCTTACGCCCGTCGAGTGGAAGGACTGCGCATGGATCCCGGAGGTACTGCGATGAACCGAGCACACGAACTTTCCGGCGCAGAGCTGGACATCGCCGTCGCGATCGCGCTGGGCGCATCGAAGGGAAAGACCGCAACCGAGAACGTCATCGCCTGCGGCACGCCCCTTACCTTCCGGTCGAATATGTTCGTTCTCGTCAATGCTGCGAGCGTGTCGGTTCGCTGGCGCCCGACGGTCGACTGGTCGCAAGGCGGCCCGCTGCTCGGACTCCTGGTGGAAAACGGCTATGTGCTCCTCAAGGCACCGACTGAACCCGTAGGTCTCCTCAAGGGCGGAAACCTGATCGAGGGTGCGGACGTCCTCGAGGCAACGTGCCGCGCCGTCGTTGAGATGTTTTCGAAGAAGGAAACGGCGTAGTGCAGACCCGCCGGCAGTCCCTGCTCGAGACCGTGCTCAATACGGCGATCGGATACCTGATCAGCCTGGCCGCACAGCTCGCCATATTCCCGCTGTTCGGGATCCGCATCCCGTTTCACAGCAATCTGGCGATCGGCGCCGCGTTCACGGTCGTGTCGATCGTGCGCGGCTTCTACGTTCGCCGCTTCTTCAACTGGTTTCACTCGAGGACAGCATGACACCGCAGCAGAAGCTCAAGCACCTGATTTTGAACCGCCACGCGGATTTGACGCAGCAGGATACCGTCGAGATCACCGCCGACAACGTCGACGAGCTCTACGACGCGATCGATGAACCCTGGGACGCGCGCAGCGAGGTGCGCAGCAGTGGCGTCAAAACCGGCCTGCCGTGCGACTGGTCGCGCCACTACGAGTCGGACGCAGTCGCCGCCCAGGCGCCGGATGGATCCTGGATCGGCTGGACCTACTGGTACGGCGGAGGCAAGCACGGCGAGCCCGAGGCGATCGACTGGATCGAAGACGCGTACGACGTGACCGTCACCGAGGAACCGCGCACGATCATTCACCGGACGTTCACGAAAGTCGAGGTGACGGATGAAGCCGTTTGATCTCGAACTCGCCAAGGCAGGCGATCCGATCCAAGTGATGTATGACGATGCATGGACCGACGCGCATTTCGTCGGCCTCAACAAGATTGGTTATGTCGTTGCGCAGGGAGATTTTCGCTGCGGTGATCTCTCGACGTGGACAAGCAGTCACGTTCGTATGGCGCCCAAGAAGCGCATCGTGTACGTGAACCTGTATGACCAGGTGAACCCTTTCACTAGCCAGCTTGGGAAATTTGCTGTGTGGCACGAAGACGAACATACGGCACGGGATGTTTTTGCACGTGGTTGCGTCGCCGTCGCCGTCCCGGTGGAGATCGAGGAATGAGCAACGAATACCCGATCAGCAGTGTCGCCGACTTTCTGACCATCCCCGAGGACAAGATCGATGCCTGTTTGGCGGACTTCAAATCGTGGATCTCTCTCGCGCGCCACTCGTCCGCCATCTCGACAATGCTTCAGGCGTGCGCGCCGGCAGAAATCTCGGCGATGTTTGTGACGCACAGTTTCCTCTGGATAGACGACGGCGTGCCGGGCCTTCGCCACATTCAGATCACCGACCAGAACGATCACGAGATCGTCCGGATCCCAGTCTCAACAGACTAACAATCTGACTCGCACACCGCCGCCCGGCACAGCCGGCGCGGCATCTGAAACTGGCCCGCCACACGCGGGCGCACATAGGGCGCAGGAGAATCATGAACGCGAAAGAACTGGCCGCAAAGCTCGCCGGCGCGACGTACCGCGACGTGATCAGCAAGGAACTCGCAGCCGAGGCGAAGGCCGCCGGCTTGGTCGTCGTCTACGGTCAAAGCGATGATCTGATGGAATTCGAAGGCGCGATCTATGACGAGCTGGGCGCATACGACGGCACGACGGCATTCGTCGACGCAAAGGGGCTGCTGCCCGAGCGCGACCAGATCGAGGAAGACGACGTTCTGAAGGAATTTTTCGCTCGCCAGCCGCACGCCAAGCCGATCCATGCTCTCTGGTGCCCGGATAGTCTTTACTCCTGGACGTTCAAGACGGACATTCCGCACGAGACATTCGAGATCACCGAGGACGGCGATCCGTACTGCCGAGGCATCGTTTTCGCACTGGCGGACCTGGCATGAGCAAATCCCTTTCCACCCAGGCACAGGCCGAGCTGGGCAACTGGCTGATCAAAGGCGATACCGGCGTGTCGTCGCAGACGATGGCAGCGATCGCACTGGGCGCGACGAACCTCAGCTCGACCGGATGGAACGTCGACGCGCCGCATGATCCGGCCGACTTCGGCCGCTGCTACCGCCTGGTGCAGAAGGTGCCCGAGATCCGCGATCACTTCCCGCGCATCGCCAAGAAGGTGAAGACGTTCGCCGGCATCCTGCACGAATGGGACGCCCTGGTAAGGATCTACGAGCGCGACAAGCCGAAGGGCGAGAGCACCGAGCTCTATCGCCGCATCAAGGAACTGCGAGGCGACAAGTCATGAAAGTTGGCGACTTCCTTTTTTATACGGGCCTCGTGTCCTTCGTTGCAGCATTGTTCTATTGGGCCATATTCTCGGATGGTGCCAAGGAGCGCGCGGCAGAGCGAGCGGCGCAGGAACGCTCGGACGCGACACCGCACGTCATCCGCGAGGCGGACGGCTGCAAGGTGTATGCGTTCAAGTCTGGTGACTGGCACTATTTCACGCGCTGCACCGACGGCAGCGTGACGACAGAGCGTAATTGGTCGGAGCGAAATGGAAAGCAGACAGTCCACAAGTCAGAAACGATCGTCACGGAGAACAACCGATGAAGACCGCCGAACTGACCGGAGTACTCCTCGACTACTGGGTCGCGCGCGCCGAGGGACACGAACGCGTCAAGATCATCGGTGCAGGCGAGCGCCTGAATGGCGTGCGAGTCGAGCAGGACACTTGCGCCGCCACTACGCCGGGATTCCCCGACTGGTGGCAGCCGTACCACGCAGAGACTTGGCACAACGCCGGCCCGATCATCGAGCGCGAGCTCGGCACCTTCTCTGTCGAGCGAAACGGCAACGGCGACCTTGTCTGGTACTGGGCAGACATGGGACGCACGTTGACCCGCTACCGTCTCGGCGGCAAGACGCACCTGGTCGCCGCGATGCGCGCCTATGTCGCCAGCAAATTCGGCCATGAAGTGCCCGACGAGGTGCCGGCATGAGCGCCCCCGCTGTCAAGATCGAATGGACTGACGTGTCGCTCGACGACGTCCTGCGGCACTTCGTGAAAGACTTTGTGTTTAAGGACGGCTCGACGTTGGTCGAGCACCAGGCGTTCGTCGACACCGCAAAGAACCGCGTCGTTTTCAAACTGACGACGCGGCCGCCAACAGATACATAATCTGATCGCAGTTTCCGCAGAGCCATATGCTGCAGGGGTTTCCGACCTGCGGCATTTTTCATGGGCGCTACTTGGACAACCTTGCGCGTTGATCATTTTTGAGTAATACTGCGTTGCTCATTTTTGATTAACACACGAGGCTATATGGACCAAGAAACGCAGTACGCGATTGGACGCGTCGAGCACTTCACAAAAACGTGGCGCTTCCAGCGTGCGAATCAGCAGATCGCAACCGTTGAGGACGGCCACGACACGTGCGCCGGCCTGAACGTCTCCGATCTCGAGGCATTCATCGCGCACCGCGACGCCGCGCTCGCCGCAATGCGGCAGGTGCGCCCTTCCCTCGCGTTCTTCAATCTCGACACGACGCCGATCGATGCCGTGCTGCCCGATATCGAAACCCCGGCAACCGACGATGAGTCGAGACTCAAGGTATTCGACGCCGCACTCAATGCACTGATCGCCGAGGCGCGAGCGGCCGGCGTCGTTCTCACCGTCGAGACGAAATCGCTCGAGCCCCTCGCCATGCGCAACTACGAGATGGTCGGATCTGTGAGGCTCGCACGATGACACAGCTCTATAGCTACGCCGAGAGCGCAACCGCCGAGCGCTTCCACGGCCAGTTTGATTCAGTCGCGGCCGCGATCGCCGAGGCGCTTAGCGAGTATGCGCCGAATCAGGACGACCGCGTCGTCTACGTCGGCGAGAACGAGCCTTTCGAACCGGACTATGACTCGCTCGCCGAGGACATCGTCGAGCGGATTAGCGAACAGGCCTACGACGAAGTTGGCGAAATAGCTGACACGATCGGCCCGTTCAGCGAGAAGGAAATGCAGCCGCTCGCCGACGCGATCAAGGCATGGGTCGGCGCGCATGCCGGTATCTCGTGCTGGAAGGTCGAAAAGATCAAGTCATACGGCCCGGGCGATGCCGACTACGAGGCCGCGCGCAACATGCTGAAAATCTCCGGCGAGGTGACTCAATGAATCGCGACCAGATCCGCGAGATTTTCCTGCGCAACGGCTTCACGGTGAAGGAAGGCCAGTCCGACCTGAAACCGTACGTGTACGCCGCCGCCGAGGAGCTGCTCCAGGCATCGCGTCCGGCAAGCGGCGACGACGACCTGGCCGCCGCGCAAGGTTCCATGCAGGACTTCGCTCGAGCAGCCGATCTGATCCAGAAGGTAGCCGCAGCAGCAACGAACGGCGAGGCACTGGCGGCAGTCCTGTCCTATCGCAAGGACGTTCGCCTCGAAGCGCTCGCCGATGGCGGCAAGGGTGAGGCGTCGCTCACTCGCTGGCAGAAAGCGCAAATGGCTTTTGGAGGCACAGCCCCGCAAGCCGAGTGCGCACCGCGTGAGGCGCAGCCGGTGGCGCCCGCAAAGGATAGAGCACGTTCATTTGTTCGCGATCTAATGCGAGACCTAAAGCGTGAATCAGGGTTTCTGATGAGCGACCGCGAACAGGAAGTGATTTTGAACGCGTTTATCAAATTCGCAGCCCCTACGCCTGAGCGTGCGGACGCCGACACAGCGGAGGCGAAGCCGCAGACTGACGCGGAAGCGCTCTATGACGCATGGGAAAGCACGATCGCATATATGGGCGAACAGCGTGCCGCCACTCCCGCGAGTCAGGAGCGTGCGGACGCCGGGAAGGATGCGGCGCCTCCAATGCAACCACTTGTCGTTGACCGGCAGGGCACTGTCCGATTCGCGGAAAACGCGGTAGTGCGTCATCTGCTCGACAAAGGAAGCATCGACCTGAACGCGCTCGCCGTGGAGGAATTCAGCGACGCGGACCGTGCGCAGTTCGCGCAGTTAATCGGCTACTCAGTCAGCGGATACGGTGAATTGCACTACGTTTCGGACGAGAGTTATGAGCGCGCTGCGGCCCAGGTAGACGCCGCAATCCTAGCCGCGAACAAGGGGAATTGATATGAAATACATCGTTGTTGTTTTGGAAGGCGTCGAGTCGATTTTCACGTTCCCGCGCAGCGTCGATCACGATCGCATGCATGAGGCGATCGAGGCGATCCGGTTCGGATCTGAGCGCAACTGGTCGCGCAAATTTCGCGAAGGCGAGGCGATCGCGGCCGGATTCGTCGACGGCGGAGTTTGTCACGGCCGAAGCGAGACGCTCGACCTGGACTCGCGAGGCGAGGCAGATACGAAGCTTTTCGCCGCCAACGCCGCGAGACAGGTGAGCGCATGAGCATCCGCAAATATTGGCGCCGGCATCCGGTACAGCTTCGCGCGCTCGCACTCGTGCTGCTGATCGTCATGCCCGCCTACCTTCCGATTATCGCCGTCGTGCAGTACTGGCGGGACATTCTCGACGAGGTCGCCGCGCAATACCGGGAAACCTGGCGCGTGCTCATCAAGGGGATCGACGCATGAGCAAGATCGAATTCATCACAATCCCGGAAGACTTCCCGGCCGTTTTCATCGACGAAAAACACATGCCGGACGCCGTCGCAGGAACCATCGAGGAAGGCGAGCACAGAGGAACGTACATTTTCTCATGCAAGGCGCGTGCCGAGGAGTTCTGCTGGAAGCGCGGACTCGAATTTGAGTTTGTCGACGACGACGAGGAGGCTCGGTGAGCAGCATCGACTACAAGCACCTGCGCGAGATCGCAGAAGCGTCGACGCGAGGCGACTGGGTTTCGTTCGTGCCGTGCGGCGCCGCAGTGAATCCGTCTGGTGCCGCGTTCCTCGCCGGACCACCGCGCCGGACGATGGACCGCTCGGAGGGGTTCCGTCCCGAAGACGCACAGCATATCGCCGCGTTCCGACCAGACGTTGCGCTCGCCCTTCTCGACCGGGTTGAGGCGCTCGAGGCGCAACTCAAGGCCCAAGCGCGCGCCGCGCTCGCCGGCATGGACGCCGCGACGCGTGCCAGCTCGATTCGCCTCGAGCTCGCCGAGAAGGCCCGCGCCGAGTCGTCGCCGGAGGCACTGGCGTCCGAGCGCGCAGCGAATGCGATTCTGACCGAGGAGAACGAGCGCCTGCGCGCCGCGCTCGAGGCAGAGCGACAGCCCTGGATCTCCGTGAGTGACGGCCTGCCGGAAATTCGCGCGCTCGCCTTCACGCCGACGGACAACCGCCTGATACAACACCGCATCATCCCGGGCGGAATGTTCAGGCAGATCGCCAAAGAAGCGACGCACTGGATGCCGTTGCCGTCGAATCCGCCGAAGGTGCCGGCATGATGCGCATTCATATCAGTTTCGGCCCGACTCGCAAGAAGCCGCGTGTCGGCGATCGCCGCACGACTAAGAAACACGGCGAGCAGATCCGCGTGTTCAGGATGGCCCGCGACACACGCGGCAACGTCATCGGCTACGACTGCACAGGAGGCAGTCAGAAATACGATTGGGTGCCGCTTCACGATGCAGCGAAGCACGGCGCCGCGCACCATCTGACCGCTGAAGAACGTGCCGCGATCGTCGGAAAGGAGGCCACGTGACCGTGTACGTCGACGACATGAACGCGCCGTACGGCCGCATGAAGATGTGTCACATGCTGGCGGACACCGACGCGGAGCTGCACGCGATGGCCGAGCGGATCGGAGTCGCGCGGAAGTGGCACCAGGCGCCGCCGAGGCACTCGAGTCACTACGACATCGCACAGAGCAAGAAGGCACTCGCGATCGCCGCCGGCGCCGTCGAGATCACCTGGCGCCAGGCCGGCGCGATGAACACCCGGCGCCGCGTTACTGGCGAGCTCGGAGATCCGGCCGACGCGCTCGAATGGTCGCTGGCGTTTTGGGCGCGGCGCCGGCGCGAGCGTGCGGAGGAGGCTGAGCGAGTCAACGGCCTGTTCGTCGCACCAACAGATTGATCATCTGCTCACAGTTTCGCGCCTAGCCTTATTCGACGCAGCACCGGGCGCCCCGGCCCAATCCCCCGGGCGCACATAGGGCGCACTATCAAAACACACGCATGTACATAGGTACATAGGCACAGAGGTACATATGAAGGAACACCCCATTCTGTTCAACCGCGAGATGATCCGCGCGCTCCATTCAGGCCGCAAGACGCAGACACGCCGAATGGTCACGCCGATGCGCGGAATGCAATCCGAGTGGCTCACTATCGAGGGGATCAACAGAAGCCCGCGCCTTTACACCTGCCACACGAATCCCGATCGCCTTTTCGGCGCGCAGATGGAACATCCACGAGGCGGCCCGCTAGGTTGGGTCAAGTGCCCGTATGGCGAGCCCGGGGACCGGCTATGGGTGCGCGAGACGTGGAGCGCCGACTTCGCGAACCACTACCCCTACGATCGCGTGTGGTACGCCGCCGACAGCGACCGGGCGCACGACATAGAGATCCGCGACGGCGTGAAGGGCATCTACAGCCCTGAGAGCCGGGAATTCGTTCCATTTCGCTGGCGACCGAGCATCCACATGCCACGCGCCGCGTCGCGCACGGACCTCGAGATAACCCGCGTGCGCGTCGAGCGCCTGCAGGACATCAGCGAGGAGGACGCCGAGGCGGAAGGCGTCGACTTCCTGCGCCACGTGCCCGACGCGGACGAGACGCTATCCGCTCGAGACCTGTACCGGATCCTATGGGACAGCATCAACGAGGCGCGCGGATTCGGCTGGAGCACGAACCCCTGGGTATGGGTCGTCGAATTCCCAAGCGCATTTTGATTGATATGTACCTATGTACCCATGTGCATCGGTACATAGCTACATCCACACGTCCGTACCTGCACACGCACGTGCGCTCATAGGTGCGGACGTTTCTA